TTGTATTGAAATAAATGGTGATAATACATTAGCATTTGGAATATTTGAATCACTACTACTATAAGGTAAAACAATATTTTGTTGTTTTATCTTTTGTGAAATAGCATTTTGAATACCTGATGGTACTTGATCAAAATAGAATACTTCAGTATTTGGAATATATGTTCCTCCTGAGCTAGTTTGAAAAATACTGTTAGAGGCAAATGATGAAGTAGTAACCCAAGATCCTGTTACTTTTGGATGAACAGAAATAGAAGCAGTATACAATTCACCTCCTAAAGTAGCTCTAAATGCTAAGTTTTCACTTAACTCTATTGAGTAAGGATTCATTACATAAGCATCAAAATTACTTTCAGGAAGTAAAGTTGAATAATATCTGATTTCTTGAAATGAACCTGTGAATTTTTTGCCTGATAATGAAGATGAAATACCAAAATATGAAGTTATACTATTATTCCAAGAATCTTGAGCTGTTATTACTGAAGATGATGCTTGAAAACCAATTACATTTCCATCTTCACCTTTATAGTTTTTATTTTTAGCATATAAAGTATAAGTAGTGTTGTTTTTATTAACTAAAACAGACCACCAACCCCCATCATAAAATGGTAAATATACACTAGCAGACACATTAGGTAAAACGGGGTTTGGAATAAGGTCTAATTTAGCATATTGATAATAAGGATCAACAGGTTGTCCTAAATATGAACCACTATTATATCCCGAACCTGTATATTTTAGTATTAATTTAACATTTTCATTTGTTTCCCATAAACTTTGGGAAGCAATACTTGCTGTGTCATAAGGTAAACCATCGGTTTTAAATCTAAATTCAACCGCTTGGGGATTATCACTTAAAGCATTCCATTCTGTATTTAATACAAAAGAAGAACTAATATAAGAAGAACCACTTGTGTAAAAAGCATAATTAAATTCATCTTGCCAGTTGTCATAACTATTAGGGTTTCTATCTTTACCTCCAAATTCATTGATACGTAAAATAGTATTATCAATACCAAAAGTAGTAATTAAATCACGTATTCCTGCTACTGATCCTTTTTTCTTAAGTAATAAAGGTAAGTTATGGTAAATTCTCTTATATTGTTCTTTATTAATATCATCTGTTGGATATAAGGAAGAGGTTGAAGAGGCAGTAACGTAAGTTGTAATATATTCAAGAAAAGAACCTGTTGGAACTGGAAATTGAGTTGTTGTAAAAGGTAAATTATATAAACTGCCTGATGGGGTTAGTCCAATTAATGCTTGGTAAAGATCGTTTGAAGAGAAATTATTTTGGTATATACCTATACCCATACCTCTTAATATATCTGCTACTAAATCTTTTGAAACCCCATAATTTAATCTATTATCAGCATTATATTTATTAGTAACATCTTGTAAATAAACAAAAACACTATCAAAACTTTGTCCAATCATTTCAACAAACAATTCAAAATTATAATTATCTGAATCATCTAATATATAAGAGGGAATAGCTAAGGTTAAGGCATTATTATTTTCAATATCGTATTCTTCTGCTACAAGTGATTGAGAAATAAACCATTGAGAACCACTTACGGAAGTTGTAGAATAATTTGTATATGGTGGAGTATCATTAGTTTTAGGCCAAGCAGTAGAAGCTGATGTATAATATAAATAATATTCGTAAGGATCAAAAGTAGTAATTATTTCATCTATTTTATTTTGCCATAATGTGTTGCTAGAGGAAACATAATAAGAACCACTTGAAGGATTACTAGATAAACTAGCACTATAAGTATAATTTTCTAATAATCCTAACTTATAATAAAAATTTTCTAATTGTGTTTGGGCGGATGAAAAATGAATAAAATTTGAATAATCAGAATAATCAATATTAATCTGAATATTATTTTGGGCTAATAAATTATTTAGTTGGTATTGTAGACTTCCCGTTCCTTGAGAATACGATGAAGATGTTGATGTTAAAGTAGTATAATTTATATAATCTGTAGAATTATTAAGATTATTAGTTACAGGTATATTAAAATTAGGTCTATTTATGTATATATTATTATCAGTAGCATTAAAAACTTCATTAATATTAATATTATATGCTACTGAATCTGCTATTTTTTGAACAACCCAACACTGATCATTTATTTCAATAGTATTAGGTAATGGTTCATAGAGTTTAATTAAAATAGTAGGATCATTAGCATTAGAAGTATCTAATAATATATTATTAGCAATAACTAATTCATTAAATCCAAAATCTATATAAAAATCTACATAATCTAATGAGGATGATTGAATAATATTAATAAACTCTAGAGTTGAAGATATTACTTCTGTATTAGGTATTTCTGTAGTGTTAAGTCTTATTTCGGTTCTATTAGAACTTATTTCATCTATATAATATGATTGGGCAGGGGAAGAAGCTAATCTTTTCCTTAAAAAATTATATAAAGTATTATAAGAACCAATATTATATCCTGTGACTGTTAAATTTTGAACAGGATCTAAAGATACTTGATTATCAATTAATTTAAAATAAGGAAAACCATCAATATCACTAAATAAAACATTATTACTTAGATCATAAACAAAATATTCAATATAATCTATATTAGGATCAAACGTTGTAAGTACAGATTGTTCATTAATTAAAGCAATATCACTATATGAATATTCTTGATATTCAAAAGTTGTAGGTGATATTGATTGTGTTGTTATTAAAAGTTCTGCCATTTTATATAGTTACACTCCCTGATATTAGTTGTTGTTGAAATGATAAATTTTCTTGTCTTAATTGAGTTATTTCTTCAATAAGAGCTTGGGTTGTTGTATCAATTGTTTGGTTTGAACCAATATAATCAGTACTTGTTTTAATAAGGTACTCATGAGAATCGACATTTCCAAATTTAGGTATAGAAAAAAATAATTCTTGATAATTTTGAAAAAATTCAGCTACAGAAATTGTAGGAGCAACAAATGAACTAGTTGGGGCAGCTAATCCTAATTGAGTGAAAGAAGTATCAATTACCTTTTGGTATTGGTTTTTATTATATAATGTATTTGTTAAAGATATAATTTCCATTATCCATTAATTACTTTAAAGTAATATTGATCATTAAATACAACTGTTGAACCATTAATTGTACTTTGAATTAAAATAGCATAATATCTTTCTGGTTCTAAAAAATTCATATATAATTCAAAATAACTAGAAGTAGAATCAGCGCTTAATTTAGTATAAACAGAATCAAAATCAACAATATATTCATTAGTTTCTAAATCTTTAATAGCATAATAAGAAGCAGTTGGTAAATAATAATTATTTAAATAAACTGATTCTGTTTGCCATAACTGAATGGGATATTCTGGGCGAGCATTTATTCTAAATCGGTTTATACTTTCACTATAAAATACTCCTGGGTTTTGTGCTAAAGTAATTGTAGCAGGTAATGTATTTAAAATTGTTTGAGTAGAAGAACCAGTATTAAAAACAAAATCCTTCCAACTAATCTGTAAAGCTGGAGGATAAATTGTATTAGTATCGACAGAAAAATATTTTAATTCTGGTTGATAATTTTTATTATCAACAAATTCTAAATTTTGTTTTAAAAGGAAACCATAATTTGGTAATTTATCAGTTGGTACTGTACCTGAGCTAGTTGTCCAAGCTTTAACAGTATTAGTTACATCTAAATTAATATCTTTATTTGTTCTGTATGAAAAAGTAACTGAGGAAGTATACTTAGAACCAGTATACCAAACTCCTCCTCCTGCGGGTACAGAAGAAGTATATGAAGCAGTAGCCCCAACTGGGAAATTATATCCATTAGCTGGAATTTGCCATGGTGTACTTCCGGAATATTCTGCCCAAATCCAACTACAACCATCAGTTGATATAGGATCATCTAAGTAACGACCAGTTCCCATACCCCATTGTTGTGCTGTTGGGAAGCAATCAATTGATGTTTCAACTGCTAATCCGGTTGCTGTTGCTATGGAACATTGTAATTTAGCATTCCAACTTCCTGTAGAAGTAGTTGATCCTGAGTTAAATAAAGATTGTGGAATTAAACTGATTGCTGATGCTAAATCTTCATTAGCAAATTGAATTAAAAATCTACTAGTTTGAGGATTGGGGTTTGAATAAGCAAAAACTGTTTCTGTTGCTTCTACAATTTCATCTAATCCCGTATTCATATTAGGAAATAGAGAATATAATGTAGCGTCTTTGTCGGGGAATATTTTTAATACTGCCATTTTGTTATAAATTTACTACCCTTCCTTGAATATCTGTGTTAGGGTATTTGACTTCAAAAATACTAGGATCTAATGAAGGATAAATTACATTATTAGCAGTAGCTGCTGGTATAGAATAAGCATATTTACTATATCCTAAATTTTCTCCTACTAAATTATTAATAGTAATGTTTTGAACTGTTTGAACCCCCTCAACACTATCTAATAATGTATAAATATCTCTTAATAATATAGGTTGATTTATCTGCCAATTTGTTATGCTAAAATATACTTGTAAATAAACAATACATTTAGATAAAACTTCATTACTATTGTAATTAGGTAAAATAATAACATCAAAATTTACTCCTATGTTTATAATAAAAGCATCTTTAATATTAACAGAATCATTAACCATTCTATATTG